GTTTCGACGATTTACGGTGACCACGACCCTCAACCCTTGATCGACTCCCGCCCCCACTGGTAGGGTGCGTATGCTCGTCGTTAACTTAGAGTTGACTCCAGCCCCGGCGCATGAGCGCCCTGACCGTCACACTTGGAGCCGACATCACTGCATTGAAGCGGGCGATGGCCGGGGCCACAGAACTCGTCGGCGCTTCCGCACGCCGCATGAGCAAGCTGACCGGCGCGGGACTGGCAGGACTCGGCAAAGGTGGCGCTGCGGCACTCGGGAAAGGATTCTCGGTCGCTGGAACGGCACTCAAGGCGGGCATTGGTGCGGCTCTGGCGGGTGGCACAGCGGCCGTGGGTGTGGGGGTGAAGGCGATCAATGCCGCTGCCGACTTCGAACAGACCAAGGTAGCGTTCTCCACCCTGATCGGCGACGCGGGCAAGGCGGAACAAACGCTCGCCAAACTCCGCGAACTCGGTGCCCAGACGCCGTTTGAGTTTCCCGAATTGGCTGATGCCGGCCGCAAGCTGATCGCATTCGGTGAATCCGCCGACTCCGTCCCCGAAACCCTGCGACGCATCGGCGACGTGTCCGCGGGTGTGCAGGCACCGGTCAATGAGATCGCGGAACTCTACGGCAAGGCGCGTGTCCAGGGACGGCTCTTCGCCGAGGACATCAACCAGCTCACCGGCCGGGGCATCCCGATCATCCAGGAACTCGCCAAGCAATTCGGTGTGTCCGACTCAGAGGTGAAGAAGCTCGTGGAATCCGGGCAGGTCGGATTCCCCAACATCGAGCGGGCATTCATCGACATGACCTCGCAGGGCGGCAAGTTCGCAGGCATGATGGAGGCGCAGAGCAAGACGACCTCGGGCCTGTTCTCCACGCTCAAGGACACGATCAACGAGGTGTTCCTCACGCTCGGCACCCCGATCAACGACGCGATCCGTCCGTTGGTCGAACAAGCTATCGGACTGGTTCAGAAGCTCGCGCCTCTCGCGGCGGAAGCAGGCAAGCGGGTCAAGGACGCGGTCATGTTCGTGATCGCCGCGTTCAAGAGCGGCCAGCTTCTCGATCTCGTCACCTCCGGGTTGAAGCTCGCCTTCGCGGTGGGCGTGAATGCCTTGGTCAACGGCTTCCGACTGGCGATTGAGTTTTTCTGGAACCTGCTCACCGACGGTGCGATGTGGAAAAGCCTCGGGACCACCATGCTCGGACTGGTTGCCGGCTTCGGTGCCGCGCTACTCAACGCGTTCCAGACGCCCATCGTCTATCTCCAGGCGGGCATGGAGTGGGTGATTGCTCACCTGCTCAAGGGACTGCTGAAGATCCCGGGCATGAGCGACCTGTTCGGTTTCGACGAAAGCGCAGTGGAAACCAACTTCGGCCGCATCCTCAAGGACCGGAAGGAAACCGGCGCGGAACTCTTCGGCATGAACTTCAAGGAGATGGCCGAAGAGGCGAAAGGGATGCTGGGCAATGGCGCTCCGCAACTCGGTGAACGGGTAGCGGCAGCGGCCAAGAAAGCAGGCGAAACCACCGGCAGCGAAGTGATAGACACCACTGGTCTGCGGGACAGCTTCGGCAAGGTGGCACAGTCGATCCGAGACACGATGCCCAAACCGGAAGAAGTGAAGCAGGCAGCCACCGCTGCGGCCAAGATGACGAGCGGCAACAGTCCCGCCGTCGCAAAACCGGCTGCCTCCACGTTGGCTCCCATCGTCACTTCGCTCGGCAAGGTCGGCGGCGGCGGATACTCGTCCGGTGCGCTCGACGCCCAGCGGGAGAACAACCGGCTCACCAGCGAAACGAACCGGATTTTGCGCGACATGAGCGAGCGAATGAAACCGGGCACTGGCACCTTCGTTCCGGCGTTCGGTTGACGCCGTGTCCCGGTCAAGATGCCGAGACACATCGCGATTCAACCGGGACGACTCTACCCGCAGCCGGACTACTCGGTTGCGGTGGACCGCGAGGGCAAGTGGACGGCAACGCAGGTTTTTCTATGCCACCGCAACTCGATTACACAGGTGATGCCGCGGCCCGGCACGCCCCATCCGGACATTCCATTCATCTGGGTGGACAACGCCACCGCCCAAGTCAGCGAAGGCGACATCGCCCAGATCACCTGCAATTACGCGGGTACCGACAACACCACCAATGATCCGGCCAAGACGACCTACTCGCTTGGACTGTCGTTGTCGGAGGAGCCACTGCTCTCCCACAAGAAGTTCAAGGATCTCACCGACGAGGAAAAGGAGGCACTTCAGGCGATCATCAGCGGCAAGGACAAGGATTCTTCCGGGAGTTCCTACAAGGACAAGGTGACGAGCGCCCTCGGCAAGAAGGCACTCGAAAAGATCCTGCGCGGACAAACATCCTACTACTCGCCAAAGATCGTCTGGCGGCAATCCACCGTGCGCCGGTCTTCGGCGGCATCCAGCGATGTGCGCAAAATCGGGCAGATCGACAACCCGGACGGGCGGCAACCGAATCTATCAGACGGACGCACCTGGCTGCTCAACAGCGTAAGCCAGAGCCAGGAAGGCAACTCCTACCGCATCGAGCGCGAGTGGATTTCCTCCGACGCGGGTGGCTGGGACGAAGACATCTACAACCTCTGAGATCATGCGCCTGCCGTCCAAGAAACGCCCTGGCAACCCGATCCTCGCCAAGGACTGGAACCTGCTCATCGACGCGCTGGAAGCACGCACCCCACGGCCGTCGGCGGGACTGGAACTCGTGTTCACATCCGGCGGATTCGCCTACCGGGCACGCAGGTCATCGGCTGGCGGCGGAGTGGCCGGCGCACCGTGCCCGTTTGGCGAGGTCATCACCTTCAAGGATGGCGAGACGAACAAGACCGGCATCCGCGGCGGCGTGGTGTATGCGGGCGACAAGGTTTGGAACGTGGCGCACAAGGCGCTCAACCTGGAAGCCTCGGGCACGTTCAAAGTCTATCTGGAAGTCGGCGTCACTGCCAACGTCGAGGATGGTGTCCTGCTCCCCGGCCTCAAAACCTCGACCGCCCCCGAATGGAAGCAGGTCGGCGGCGACGGCAACTATCCCGATCAGGACATTCCGGAAGCTCCGTCCGGCACCGGCAAGGCGATCATCGCTGCGGGCCTGCTCACCATCGAGGACGAAACGGCGACCTTCGAACGGGCGGGCTGCGGGGCGATTACCATCAACCACTGCCCCGGCACGCTCGGCCACACCCGCATCTGACCCAATGCCCATCGAAACGCTCGACGAATGGAACGACCGGTTGGCCGCCTGCGGGTGCTGCCCGATGCCTGAGTGCCCGGCCCCCTCGCTGCAAAGTCAGCATGTCTTCCGCTCGCTTTGCGCGATGACCGCCAGCCCGTCAGAATCCCACATCAACACCCCGAGTCCGAACTTCGATCCGGCCAACGGCGGCGTGCCGTTCAAGGAGGCGTATGTCGCCTACCGGACGATGCGGGTCACGGACTCGACATCCCACAGCGACGAATGGGGCAACAGCTCGGACAGCTATGAGGTGACGGTTTCGAAGAACCCGGAAACCGCCGAGGAAAACCGGGTGGGAACACCGGCCTTTATCTGTGCGCGGACCCGAGTGGACGGATCGTGGTCTTCCAGTTACACGACCAAGGACGAGGACGGCAACGTCACCGAAACCGGAACTGACAACGGAACATGGACCAACGAACTCGCCACGCCATTCGGTGCCACACCCGGCACCGGCACATGGACCAGCACATGGACGACCTACGACGAAAATGGCAATGTGGAAGAAACCGGAAGCGATTCGGGCGAGTCCAACCGCACCTGGGGGCCATCCTGGTTCTGGTTCCTGAATGCTGAAAACATCACGACCACGGTCGAGCAGGCGGGACTCAAGCATGAGGTCACAGGTGGAGGCCGCAATCTTGTCGTGCAGTTCGAAGACCCGCACACCGAGCAAACTGCCTTCGCCGCCATCACCACGCCGGACCCTTCCGACAACCAATGGTTCGGAGTCGGCGGGCTGGTGGTCATCGCCTCGTTCGTGGTCGGACGTGCCGACGAACCGAACAACGACATGCGGGTCACCGGCGCGGCGCATCGGATCGGTCGTTACCGCTGGCGCATCCCATCCTCCCACAAGGGACCGAAGTTCAAGCTCTGGTGGGACGAGGGGTTTTTCTCGAAGGCGTGGCTCGCATGGAAGGCCCGCGATGACGCGCACAAGGCATGGCAGAAGGCCCACGACGAATGGGAGCAATCACAGGAAAACCCGAAACCGCCCGAGCCGCAGGAACCGGAAGCACCGGGTGAGGAGCCGGCCAAGCCTACGCTGACACCGAAGTCGTTCGTCTGGACCGGCCCGGGCAATGCCGACAATTGGAACCACGATTCCTGGTTCTCGCCCTATTCATCCATCGTGCGGATTCCATCGGCCACCGAAGGCCAGGTGGAAATCTGCAACGTCCGCTATCTCTGCTACGAGTCGAAGTTCGGAGCCAAGCCCAAGGTCCATGCAGGATTCCGCATCTACAACCCCGACGAAACCTGACCCATTCGCGCCGTCACCGGATGCCCCGCCACGCCCGCGCGCGGCAAAGGTCCGCGTTAAACTCAAGGGCGCTGCCGACGGCCCGGTCTATCAGGGCACCGAACTGGTCATGCAATGCCCGACCTGCGGCGGCCGGTTGACAGCCGACCACGGGCGTGAAGCTCCACGTTGATCTGGAAACCCTGCAACTCATCGAAGGCCCCGGCTTCCGCAATCCAGTCACCTCGCTGCGCTTCAAACGTGGCGACGCAGCCCAGCTTGAGGTGAGTTTCCTCGACGGCGGGATCACTCCGGTTGCGATTGGCGATCCCGTGGCGCTCGAAATTCAGTTCGGCATCAAGCCGCGCAACCGCTACGACATCGGCTATCTGGTTCATGACTCGGTTTGGATCATGCCGGCCATCGACGCGGAGTCGCCCGTCTATCAGTGCTCGCCAAGTTTCAACACGGTTGAACTCGATTCCGCTCTCGGCGTGGGATCGGCCACCGGCACCGAGCTTTCCGAAATCACGCTCATGGGTGAGATCACCTGGCGCGAGGGCACCGGCCAGCCGACATCCACGCGCACGTTCATCGTCGTCGTGGAAAACGACGTGAACCGCGGCACCGAAGGAGTGCCCCAACCAGCGGAACCAGCCTATCCGGCAGCCACCAGTATCGAGGTCGTCACCAACAAGGGTATGGCGAACGGCTATGCTCCACTCGACGCAGGCGGCAAAGTGCCCGTCGCCAATCTCCCGGATGGCATCCTGATCGATCCTGCCATCACCACGCTCACCGGCACCGGCAGCAACGCGCTCGCTGCCATCGTTTCCACCACGCTGCCACTGGACCGGGTTCTCGGGGTCGTCGTCGGCAGCACGCTTTCGTTCTACCAGCTTAAGGCGGGAACCAGCGTCACCGCATCACCCGGCATAATCCGCCCAAACGACTAACACGCGACGAACAACGCGAGGTTCTGGAAACAAATCCTCTGACATGCCATGAAACTCAGCATTTCCCTCCTTCTTGCCCTCAGCGGCGGCGTGTTTGCCCAGACCGCCGCCGTCACCAAGAACCCGAACACCAACCAGATCACGGGCAATCTTGTGATGGGGGCCAACCGCGTGCTCACGTTCGATCCCAACAGCCTGCTATCGCTCAGCGGGCTGATGCGCACTACCGCCGGCTCCGGGACCAATGGCCAGGTGCAGGTCAACAATACGGGCATCACGTTTGGCTCCGTGACTGGAATGCTCTCAGTGACCGGGCAAAACAACCATGCCGTCATCGCCCGCACGCCGAACCCCACTGATGGCATCGCCTTGGTTGGTTGGAGCAGCAGCGGAGCGGCGGGCGTCAAGGCGGTGCAGGACACCTATTTCACCTCACCCACGCTCACTGCTTGGCGTGACCTCTCACTTGGCGCTACCGACCTGAACACCACCCCGGCAGTGCTGGTCGCCACATCGAATGGAAGCGCCACCACCGAGAAGGCGGTCGAAGTGCGCAACCAAGGCACCACCACCTTCAACATCTCGTGGAACGGATTCATCACATCCCGCGACAAGCCGGTGATGCGCTTCCACGGACGGCTAACCGCTGCCCCTACCGGCACCTACGGCACGGATTTCTCGGCCGGCGACCTCTTCTTCAACACCACCGACAACAAGTTCTACTGCCACGACGGCACCGCATGGCGGGCGTTCTGACGCCGCAAATTGACATTCACACCCAACCAACGATGAAACCGACACTGACACTACTGGCCCTGCTCGCAGCAGGGGTGATGCCACTGCAAGGGCAAGGAAAGGGAGGCACTCCGAATCCCGATCCGAATCCGGCCCCCTCTGCCGCCGAAAGCGCATGGAGGCAGCTGGTTGCCGGGAACAAGCAGCCGGAGGAAACCAAGAACAAGGCCTACGCGGATGCGGCTGCCTCGCCCGAGGCACAGGCGGTGAAGGCATCGATCCTCGCAGGCAATGAAATCACGAAGGAGGAATACATCATTCTGGCCCGCATCCGGAATGCGACGAAGGATGAAAAGGATTTCGAGACTTCGGTTCGCGCCCTTGCCGCCAGCAACAAGACCGGCAAAGGGGTGAGCATGGCCAAAGCCCAAGCCAAGTTCTGGGATGGGGATGAAACAGGCTGGACCGATGACATGATCCTTTACCGCAGCGAGCTGTCCTCGAAACTCGCCTCCGTTTCGCTTTCCCCTGAGTTCAGGAATCAGGTTTGGA